TTTAATCAAGGATTTTTGTGCTTAGTGCCACACTTGCAATAATTTTTTATTTTTTATTAAAATAAATAAAAAAAAAAATAATTTAAATAGAGCAACCGATTTGGAAAAAACGGGGAGAAGTGTGGCACGAAACACCTAATCCCTTGATTCTAAACGATATTGGGTTAAAAGAAGTGTGGCACAAGCCTGTCACAAGTGTGGCAAATGGGGACAGAGTCGATTTAATAACAGGTCACCACCCCCTGGTTGATTACGCAAACCCGCTGGCCTCCGTCTGGCAAATTAATAACCACTTGGCCAAATGCTAGGTACGCATGAGTACCAAAATACAAAAAGGCAAAAATTAAGAGCCATTTCAAAAATTTATTAAACACAACCTCCTCCCGCTTTATGTCGCACATACATGGCCTTCTTCCTTGGTTGCAGTCACATGATTTCATCTTGACACCTCATAGTCTTTCTGTTCTAACAGGCGGTATGCCCATTCTCTAAACTTTACCCGGTTTTCACTGGTTTGCTCATCGCGGTTATCCCATAAAAAATCTAGCACATGCTGCCCTGTGGCATCTTGCACCTCAATCTTAATCAGGTTACCCTCTTTGTCATATACATCCATTGGTATTGCTCTCATACTAGCTCCTCCATACGTTGTCCAATCCATCTCATTACTGGTACTGCCATACTGTTACCCATCGCTTTATACCTTGGGCCGTCTGGGCATTTTTCCTTGATGTTGGTATAGTCATCTGGAAAACCTTGTAGTCTTTCACATTCAATAGGTGTTAATCGACGCACTACCAATAGATTTTTTTCACTGGTCGCTACTAAATCAGTGGCGCTTTTATAATCCCTTGCTGATATAGTGCTTGCAATATTTTTAATTCCATATTCGCCACTTGATTGTCTGTCAAATACTAAAGTTTCTACTACACATTTTCCTTCGTCTACATATTGATTGCCTATTCCTTTATAATCTCTTGCACAGAGCGCTCCAATGCTTCCTTTAGAATCTTTGGTAGTTGCTTCCCTCGTTTTTGCGCCCTTCTTAATATCCCCGCGCAAGCAGTCGGACTCAAATAATATTTTTGCTGGACTGGCCCAGTCTCCAAGACATCCGACAACAAACACTCTACGGCGGCGTTGTGCGACTCCGAAGTTTTGAGCGTCAAGCACCCGATAGGCGAACCCATACCCGAGTTCAGCCAGCGCCCCGAGGAAGGAACCAAAATCCCGTCCTCCGTTGCTACTGAGGACACCTGGCACGTTTTCCCATAAGCACCACTTGGGTCTAAACTTGTCAAGAATTCCAACATAGGTAAGCATGAGGTTGCCTCTGGGGTCCTCAAGTCCTTTGCGCAAGCCAGCGACTGAGAAAGATTGGCAAGGGGTTCCTCCAACGAGAAGATCAATTGATTCATTTAAATTCCACTCCTTATATTTTGTCATGTCGCCTAAATTAGGGACCATTGGGTAATGATGCTGCAGTACTTCACTCGGAAATTTTTCAATCTCCGAAAATGCTACTGGAGTCCAGCCAAGGTTATGCCATGCTACTGTGGCAGCCTCAACTCCGGAGCATACTGATAAATATTTCATCTAAATCTCCTTCACTTTGTTGGTTTTCTCTTTCCAGTTATCAGGCTCACCGTAGTCGCCGCGGATCATGCTCATGCGCTCGGCTTTTCTAAACTCTGGTTCAATTGCCCACCATTGCCGAGAGGCCTCTAAATACTCTAGCCATATGTCATTTTGTTCAAATAGGGGATGGTTCATGCCGCCCACATCGACTGTACAAACTACCTCCGACAATGGCACTCGAGCGCCTTTAAGCCGCTTTCCGTAACTACCTATGCGTACCCTATCCCGTAGTTCAATAAAGCGCTTGTAGGCCCTCTCCTGCTCTTGCGTCAGTTTAATCATCTAAATCATCCTCCATTTTGTCCATGTTAAGCGCATCAAGTGATGTTGGCTCTTGCAGCAAGTAAAACTTTAATTGACGTACCCTCTTAGCCGGTTTGCCCAGTATGTCAGATAGCTCTGTCATGGTTGGAGGCCGTCCGAGGGTTTGAGTTAATGCTCTTTCGGTATAGGCCATCTTGCGTATCTCTTCACGCACCTTGATGGGTATACGCACTAGGTTCTCGGTATTGTCTAAGCCACGCTCCACGCCGCGCAGAATAAAGCGCTTAGCGTATGTCGCAAACTTAGCGCCATTCTTAGGTATCCATTGCCGGGCAGCTTTGAATAGCGCTTCGTTACCTAGGCCAATTAGATCCTCTTGCGGCACTCTGCTGTGATTCCATGCCGTCAGCTTACGCACTGTATAAACCACAAAGCGTAGGTTGTGAGTCACTAATTTATCGAGGGCATCCTCATCCCCACAAGCTATTCTTTCAGCAAGCTTGTATTCATCTTCCGATGGTAGGATGGGTATGCCATAAAGGGATTGTAAGTAGTCTGTGAGAAAATCATTTTTTGACATCCGTTCTCCTGTGGATAAATCTTTCTGTGCGAGCTAAAAAGCTGATACATTCTTCTGTCGCAATTAAGAATATCCCCAAGAAGAACCAAAACAATGCGCTCCAGGTAAACATAATCGAAAGAGACCACCACCCAAAAAGAATAAGTAACGCGCCGATTAACTTCATAATGATTTTACCACAACGGCGTCAATTTGCTTGATCTCTGTGACTGCCAAAACCGTGTCCGGATCTACCATCTCACGCACCAATTTAGGACTGATAGTCGCGCGGTCGTAGTGCTGCACCTCAGCCACAAATAATTGGCCATCGTACTTACCTATGCCGCGGCGAATTAGCTCGGCCTTGATCTTACGCGCGTCTGCTTCCAGCTGCGCAATGGTTTGATTGATTAAACCTAACTCGTCAATAATATTCATTATAATTCCTCTCTTAATTGTTTTTGGATCTCGCGTACTAAACTATTGTCGTGCTCTTCAAAAATACGATAGTGCATGGTAAAGGTAGGCTCACGTTTAATATTAAATACGCGGCCAGTATGTACATACAATGCGAATGCCGTACAGGCCTTCTCTTCTTGTCCACACAATGCTGCATGTTGGCAGTCATCGCATGGCGTAGCTTCGTTAAGGTTAATCATGCTGCCTCCATCATGTCAGCCCAATCCTGGCCGCGCTCTGCTGCTACAAAATCATAGCTTCCCTTGGTACCAGCCTGTACTTGGTCGCGGCTCGGTATATGGTTACCATAATAGTCGCGCGCGTCGCTGCGGCCAAGCATACATAAACCGGCGCTAATCGCGTCCATCATAGCGCGGCCGTAGCTGCCTTGTAATCCCCACATGCCGCTGTTGATGGTGCGCTGCATGGCCAGATAATACTCTTCCATTGTGGCCTCTTCGTCGCATTCAATTGTGTTGATGTCGTTTAATGTCATCATAATAAATCTTCCTTTTCTCTAATTGTGTTTATTTGCTCGTTAATATTGTGAAAATTTGCGTCCTCTAACGCGTACTGCATGGCATTTAATATCTGAATGCCATCCCATCTAAAATAGCTCGCTATCATCGCGCCTAGCGCCTCTGCGTCCGATATACCGGCCTGATACTCTGGCACGTAACGCTCTTTGATTGTGGCCTTAATCAGGCCTTTTAAATTAGTCATTTAGCATTCTCCTTAGTTTAGATAAAATGGGAATGAGCTCCCAGTGTACGTCGCTTTTGGTATTCCAAAATAAATCCTTGCGCACCTCGTCGATTACTTTAATAGCAAGCTCTAGCTCGTCCTTGGTAAGCGTTTTAGCTGCAAGCATACGCGCGGCCTTCTCTGCTTCTTGCTTAGCTTGGCGCTGCGCTATCTGCTCAGCGTCTGGCATTGCTTCGATAGCACGATAAGCCTCCTGATCCGCGCATTTATTAGTATAAGCATACCCCCCAGCTGGTAGGCCGTTGATGTCGCATTCTCTGCGAGCTTGTGCTGCTAGTGATTGAATAGATCTGGTCATAATGTCACCTCATAATATTGTGGGTCTATCCAGTCCAAAATGTCGACTGGCGCGGTTTTTAAATCTTCCATGGTATACGGAATAAATTGGTCGGAATGATCCCTATTAGCCTCTTCTAATATCTCTAAATCGGTCAATTGCTTTCCAGTATGCTTGTCAATTATGCGCATTGTGATACCTCCATGTTATGCGCCTCAATTTCAGCGCGTGTAAAAATTGCACGATAAACCCCAGCATGCTTTAAAAGAAAATCAGCATAGCGCCGCGCCTTATCGTACTGGTCAAAATAAAATCCGTTGCAATAATACATAATTACTCGCTCCTTTCGTCAATAACATTGCTAATCTTAGTAATCAATTCGCGCAGTCTTGCAGCGCGCAAAGAATTACGCTCTATCTCTTTGGCCATCAAGAGAGCAATTCCCAATCCTTCTCTTATGTCCATCAATTCAAAAGTAGAAAAATTTTCCATTATTCATATACCCCTATCTCTGCTGGGTTGATCCATTCGGCATGTAAACCATACCGAGCTAATATTGTGGTGATTTTTGGGTTAATGCCAAAATCCCATCCGTCCATCCTATAACCTTCGTAATAGTCTGCCCACAATGTATCACGATCGTATTCGCCGTAAATACCTTCGGCGCTGATCTGAAAATTTTCAATGTCGCTGCGCTCATATACCGGAGCGCCGATTTTCTTTAATGCATTAAATGCTAGTCTGTGATTTTTTTTCATATATCCTTCGTTGATTAAGTAATTTTCAAACATAAAACTGATATTTTGTACCAGGGGAAACCCTAAAATATGCCAAAATCTTTGGGCAATTCAAAAAATTATTA